GATAACGCATACGGAAAAGTATCTGGCGTTTGGAAAGAAGCAGATGAAATTTATGGTAAAGTTTCTGGAGTTTGGAAGTTAGTCTTTGCAGCTTTTCAAGCAGGTTCAGTTCAAACATTAAGTTCTGGTTCAGGAACTTTTACAGTGCCTCAAGGTGCTAACGCAATTCACATTCAAGCAGGTGTCGGTGGTGGCGGTGGTGCAGTTGGTGGAGCGGATTACGATAAAGCAGGTGGAGAATCATCAGGCGGTGGTGGTGGATCAGGTGCTTATGTATCTGATAAAGTTTTTAGTGTTACACAAGGAGAAACAATTTCTTATTCAATTGGTGCTGGTGGTAGTGGCACTGGTAAAGGTTTTAATGTAACAGCAAGTGGTGGAGCAAGTACAACACTATCAGGATCTACAGCAGGAGCAATATTTACATTAGGTGCAGGCGGTGGATCTTCAGGGACTGGAGGTGGTGTACAAGGTCCTTTAAGATCTAACACTGCAGGAACTGCAGGAACTGCTGCTGTTTCAACTTCACTTTTAATTACATCCGGAACTTTTAGAGATTCTGATGGCACTACAAAAAATGTTACAACATTAACAAGTGGACCCGTTGGATCTTTTAATCAATCAGGTAATGGAGCAGTAGGTTCAAACAATGGTAACTGTGGAGGAGATAACTGTAGAATAGGTGGATCAACTGGTGCTACATCTTATGATGGTAATATTGCAGGAGGTGCAGGAGGTTCATCTAGTGGTTCAGGTACAAACGGAACGGCTGGAACAAGAGGATCTGGTGGTGGAGGTGGTGCCGCTCAAGTAAATGGTGGTTCTACAAGTGGTGCCGCAGGTGGTAGTGGAGAAGTTAGATATAGATTTCTTAGAGTACAATAATTGTTTTTAAAACCACAAAAAATTATATTTAATTCAATACTTCAAAGATATAAATTACAAGATATAAAAACTAATCAATTTAATAATAATCAAGAACTTATAAATCAACTTGAGATTGATATAAAACTCAATGGTTTATTATGTCCATTAGTTGTAAATAATGGTGTATTAATTGATGGTCATCATAGATATGAAGCTATTAAAGATTTTTGTACAGAAACACTTGTTTATGTGGTAAAGGATAATGATATGGAAAAATTATTATCTAAACTAAATAGCTATATTTGGTTTGATTGCCAGGGTAAACTTGATGGCTAATATATCTAAATGGTTTGGTTATCCTATATACATAACTAAACTAGAAAACTTTGAATATATTAATAAAAAAATTGTACCTATAATACTAAAAGATATTACTCCAACCAATTCTCAATACTCTACAACAACAGATGTAAAACCAAAAGAATTACAATCTATTGATGATAACTTACATAAAGATAAAAGATTTAATGAATTATATGTTGAATTATCTAAAGTGATACAAGATTGTTTATCTGCTCAAAACTATAATTTAGATTTGTTTGAAATTTATATAACAAAGTCTTGGGCTACCCTATCAATTAAAGAACAATTTATATCTTATCATAGACATATGAGTAGTCACTTTAGTTTTGTCTATTACCCACAAGCTCACAAACAAGGTAATCTTTTTTTATTAGATGATGATGCACATAAGGTTGGATTAACTATACCCAAAAGAGATCCATATTTTACAAAATGGGATCAAAGTAATTATGGTAAAGCTGAATATCCTGCAGATACAGGTAATGTAATTATATTTCCATCAATGATGTTTCATGAGACAGGGAAGAATACAAAAGACGTACCAAGAATATCTATATCTGGTGATATAATGCTTACTATGAAAGAAGGTGTGAAATCTGAACATAATATACCTTCACCTGCGACTTGGAAGAAGCTATAAAATGATGTAAAATAACATTATGCCATTAGCTAATGTAAAAATAGTACCCGGAATTAATAAAGCAGATACCCCATCAGGAGCAGAAGGACAATGGATTGATGGAGATTTTGTTAGATTTAGATATGGTCAACCAGAAAAAATAGGTGGTTACACAGCTATAGGTCAACAAACCATTGCAGGGCCAACAAGAGCCCAACACACTTGGACAGATTTAGAAGGTAGAAGATATGCAGCACTTGGTACTTCAAAAGCTTTGTATATTTATTATGAAGATAAATTTTATGATATAACCCCTTTGGCAACAGCTTTAACTGGAGCTACTTTTACATCTACACAAAACCAAAATATTATAACTGTTAATAAAACAAGTCATGCTTTAGACGTTGGAGAATATATAACATTTACTTCGGTAACTTTACCTGGTGGTGGGGCTACAGGTTTTACAGTAGCTAATTTTCAAGATTTTACTTTTGAAGTTTTATCTGCACCAAATGCAAACACTTTTACTATTCAAATGAAATCCAATGAAACAGGAACAGGTATGAGTAGTGCAGGAAGTGCTTCTATAAACCCTTATGAAGAAATAGGTCCCACAATACAAACATATGGTTATGGTTGGGGCACAGGTACATGGAGTAGAGGAAATTGGGGATCAGGAACTACTACTTCTTCTTTAATTCTAGATCCTGGATCATGGTCACTTGATAACTTTGGGGAGCAACTAATTGCTACTGTAAAAGATGGTAAAACATTTGTGTGGAATCCTGGTGTATCAAACCCATTAGAGCAAAGATCAGTAATTATGTCTGGTGCTCCAACTGCAACAAGATTAACAATTACTTCAGACAGAGACAGACATGTAGTTCATTTTGGAACTGAAACTACTATTGGAGATTCAACAACACAAGACCCAATGTTTATTAGATTTAGTGATCAAGAAAATTATAGTATATATCAACCAACTTCTGTAAACACTGCAGGAACCTTTAGACTTGATACAGGTAATAAAATTGTAGCTGCAGTATCTGGTAAAGATTATAATTTAATTTTAACTGACCAAGCAGCTTATACTATGCAATTTGTAGGACCACCATTTACTTTTTCTATAAGACAAGTTGGTTCTAATTGTGGCTGTATTGGTCAACACGCAACCGTATACGCAGATGGTAAAGTATTTTGGATGGGAGCAGGTGGAGGATTTTTCGTATTTGATGGTACTGTTAAATTACTGCCATCACTTGTTGAAGACTTTGTATTCACGACCACCGGATCAAATGTAGGTATAAATTATTCATCTAATGAAATTATATATGGCTCGCACAATTCTTTGTTTAATGAAATAATTTGGTTTTACCCAGCAGGAACACCATCAGGTAATCCTGCAGTACAAAATAATAGAGCTGTAGTATATAATTATGTTGAAAATAGTTGGTCTACTATGACACTTGCTAGAAGTTCATATGCAGATGCTAGTACTTATGATGTACCTTATGCAACAGAATATACATCTACTGCAATTCCAACAATTTCTAATTTAAGCGGAGCAACAAATACTTTTGGAGCATCATTATATTTTGCTCAGGAAGTTGGTAATAATGAAATAGCTTTAGATGGAACGGAAACTGCTATACCTGCGTATATTCAATCAGGAGATTTTGATTTACCTACAGAAGGAGATGGTGAGTATATGTTAAGAGTAAGTAGATTTTTACCTGATTTTAAAAACCTACAAGGTAATGCAGTTGTTACAATATTTTTAAAAGAATATCCGGTTGATTCAGGAACTTCGTCACAATTAGGTCCTTTTACAATTAATGCTAACACACAAAAAATAGATACAAGAGCTAGAGGACGACTTGCAAACATTAAAATACAGAATAATGCTGTTAACGAAACTTGGAGATTCGGTACATTTAGAGCGGACGTAAACCCAGATGGAAGAAGATAATGGCTAAAATTAACGTATACGTTCCTGAGCCACCACAAGAATATAGTGTAGAAGGATTTAGACAGATAAACCAAGGGCTTGCAACTATTGAAAATCAATTAAATACTTCATATCAACAAGACTTGAAAAACGAACAAGATTCGTTTAATTACTTTATGCAATGACAATAAGATATAAAAGCGAAACATTTGATTTAACAACTACTAACGTTACACCAGTTTTAACGTGTCCTAGTGATGCAACTATTATTGTAAAAAGTATACAAGCAGTACATGATACTGCGAGTAATGTAGATACTCATGCCCTAGTTACAAAATCAGGTGGATCAGCTAAAAAAATTTCTTATGAAGAATTAAATAAAGCAACTGCAAATATGGTTAAAGGATCTTTGAATTTAGAAGCAAGTGACATTTTATCAATG